AGACACCCGGCTGGGATCGCGCTGCTTGTGGATCACGCGCCGGGGTGTCACAATGACTCCGAAGACGTATGCCCGAAGGCCCCGCCACTGTGCGGGGCCTTCGGCGTTCCCCAAGCCCCGTGCCGGGCGTCCGACAATATGCGGGTGCTGCGCCCGGCACGGTCACACCATCCAGGAGGTGACCATGCCCCGCCACCACCTGGAGATCCAGACCAACGTCCCCGGGGACAACCGCGTCAGCATCGACGGCCACGACATCACCAACGCCGTCCGCGGCATCGTCTGGCACGCCCACCACGACGAACGCCCCACCGCAACCATCTACCTGGCCACCGTCGACATCACCACGATCAACAGCCCCCACACCGAACTCCTGATCTCCGACGACGTAGCCGAGGCCCTGACCGCCATGGGCTGGACACCACCGCCTTCCGACCGCTGAGCAGGGAGGCGCCATGCCGACCCGCCCGCCGCGCCGCTGCACCACACCCGGCTGCCCCCGCAGCCCGGTGCCGCCCTCCGGCAAGTGCAAGCCGTGCCAGGGTGCCGCCCGCCGGCCCCGCCCCTCCCCGGCCACCCAGGGCTACGGCCACCAGCACCGCGAACGCTTCGTCAAGCCAGTCCTGAAGCGTGACCCCGTCTGTGTCCTGTGCCGCGCCGCGCCCAGCACCCGCGCCGACCACTGGCCGGTGGACCGCCGCGACCTGGAGCTGACCGGGGCCGATCCGAACGACCCCTCCCACGGACGAGGGCTCTGCGCCAGCTGCGACAGCAAGCAGACAGCCGCGCGTCAGCCAGGCGGATGGCACCAGCCCGGCGACCGCTACTGACCGTGAGGCAGGGGGGCCTCCGATCGCTGCCGCTGAGGGGGCCTGGAACGCGGGGGGGAGCGGGGGCTCTCGCTGACAGGTAATCGGATCCGCCGTACCCGGGCCATCGCCGTAACGCTCCGTGCTCGCAGTTGATCAAGAATCGCCCTCGGTGGCCGTCCGAAAGGAGGACGGTCGATGCGGGTCTGCTCAGTCGACGGATGCAGGCGAAGGCACAGTGCGCGAGGCCTCTGCAAGACGCACTACAAGCGGGCATACGAGAGGAAGCCAACCACCCGGGTTCGGTGCCTCCAATGCAGATCCGAGTTCGATGCGCGCAACGACGAGCTGCGGGCGGGCAAGGGCAGGTACTGCTCGCAGCGCTGCTACCACGCCGCCGACGAGACCACGGAGGCGAGACGGCGGGGCAGCCGGAACCGGCCCCACACCAAGCCGGCCGAATGCAGCTCGCCGAACCGGACTTGCGCCGACTGCGGTTGCCCTATCGGAGCGGACAGCGCGGCATTGTTCTGAGATGTGTGCAGAGACGTTCGCTTCATGGAGAGGCGCCGAGCGATTCGCCGTCGTCGGCGTGCACGTGAGCGGGGCGTGGAAGCCGACTCCATCAAGCCCATTGAGATCTTCGAACGAGACGGATGGCGCTGCGGGATATGCCGACGCAAGGTCAACCGGCGCCTGGAGTACCCGCACCCACGTAGCGCGAGTCTCGACCACATCGTCCCGCTGGCAGCTGGTGGCGGTCATGTCCGCAGCAACGTCCAGTGCTCGCATCTCGATTGCAACCTGGACAAGCGGCACACCGGCCCCGGTCAGCTTCTACTCATTGGCTGAGAGGTGATCATGGGTCAGCGCGGACCCGCTCCGAAGCCCACCACGCTGCGCGTCCTCCACGGCGACCGCAAGGACCGCATCAACTCGAACGAGCCGATGCCGTCCGCCGGCGACGTCGCCCCGCCCGACTGGCTCAGCGATGACGCGCTGGCCGTGTGGGCCGCCTACGCCCCCGACCTCCAGGCCAAGGGCGTCCTCACCCCCTGGGACACCGAGGCCCTGGCCTGCTGGTGTGACGCCGTCGCCCGCCGCCGCCGCGCGGCCGCCGAGCTGGAGCAGCACGGCGAGGTCATCGAGGCGCCGGTGTTCAACAAGAATGGCGAGGAGACCGGCCACCGGCTGACCAAGAGCCCGTGGACGCTCGTGCTCCGCGAGGCCGACGCCCAGGTACAGCGCTACGGCGCCCGGTTCGGCCTCACTCCCTCCGACCGCGGGCAGCTGAAGATCGGCGGGGAGGAGCAGCACGGTGGCCCGGAGCGGCTGCTGTCCTGACACGGGGAGGTCGCTGTGGCCACCACCACGACCGCCCGGCGGCCGGGACGCAACAAGACCACCACCCGCCCGGGCGGGCGGCGCCGCGAGGTCCGGTTCAACCCGCGGACCTGGTGGCGGCCGTCCTCGCGTAAGGGCGGGCGCTGCGGCTACACCCTGGACGGCAGCACCTGCGCGAAGTCCGGGGCGCACTACTGCGAGCCGCGTGCGGACAAGGTCGTCGCGTTCTTCGGTGAGCTGCTGGTCCACACCGCCGGCGCCTACGCGGGGCACCAGTTCATCCTCGCGCCGTGGCAGGAACACGAGATCATCCGGCCGCTGTTCGGTGAGGTGATCTGGAGCTCGCAGTGGGGCCGCTACGTCCGCCGGTACACCCGGGCGACCGTGGTCATGGGGCGGAAGAACGGCAAGTCCGCGCTGCTGTCCGGGATCGCGCTGTACATGCTGGTCGGTGACGGCGAGGATTCCGCCGAGGTGTACGGCGCGGCGGCGAACACTCGCCAGGCGCTGAAGGTGTTCGAGCCGGCCACCAAGATGGTGCGGCGCTCGCCGGTCCTGGCGAAGCGGCTGACGCACATCAAGAACGTGCGGCGCCTGGTCGATGAGCGGACGGGCTCCCACTACGAGGTCATCCCCTCGGACGCGGACAACGAGCTCGGCCACAACCCGCACTGCTTCATCCTGGACGAGGTCCTGTCCCAGCCGGACGACTCGCTGTGGAAGGCCATGCGAACCGCGGCCGGCGCCCGTGTCCAGCCGCTGATGCTGGCCATCACCACCGAGACCTCCGACCAGGCATCGTTCGGCGCGGCCTTCATTGACGAGGCCGACCGGGTCATGGAGGACCCGGCCCGCTCCCCGCATCACTTCGCGTTCGTCCGCAAGATGCCGCGGACAGTCGATGAGCTGGAGCGGATCTGGCGGCTGTTCCCGGCCCGCCCCGAGCTGCCGGTCTCCTTGGACCCGTGGGACGAGGCGAACTGGGCCTGGCCCAATCCCGGGCTGGGCAATTTCCTGGCGATCCAGTCGCTGCGCGAAGAAGCCGAAGAGGCCCGCGATGACACCTCGGCGGAGAACGGGTTCCGGCAGTTCCGGCTGAACCAGCGCGTGAGCCAGGTGACGCGCTGGATCGGGATGGATCTGTGGGACGGCAACGCCCGCGAGATCGCCCCGACGCCGGGGTGGATCGCCGGGCGCCTGGAGGGCGAGCGCTGCTGGGCCGGCCTGGACCTGTCGAGCAAGCTGGACCTGACGGCGTGGTGCCTGGTGTTCGCCGGCGGCGAGGTGCTGTGGCGGTTCTGGGTCCCCGAGGCGGTGACGCCGTTCCTGGCGGAGCGCACCGGCGGGAAGTTCACCGAGTGGGTGCGGGACGGCTGGGTGACGGAGACCGATGGCGACACTATCGACTACGGCCGGATCTACGACGACGTCGAAGAGGACCACCAGATCCACCGCATCACCGACGTCACCTACGACAAGTGGTGCGGCGAGCCGGTCCGGCAGGCCATTGAGCAGCGCACCGGGCTGACGATGGTCGAGTCCGACACCACCTACCAGCGGATGACCGGGCCCATGGGCGAGCTGATGCGCCGCCTGAAGGCATACGAGCTGGCGCACTTCGGCAACCCGGCCGCGCGGTGGATGGCCGACAGCCTCGAATGCAAGAGCCCGCGCGATGACCCGGACCGTGTCCGGCCGGTCAAGCCCGACCGCGGCAAGACCGGGAAACGCATCGATGGCATGCCCGCGCTGATCTTCGCCATCGACGGCGCGCAGCGCGGCGCGCCGGCCCCATCCATCTACGAGACGCGGGGGCTGGCCAGCCTCTGACCAGAACAGGGGGCCGGGCATGGGCAGCGAGCCCGCTGAGACGAAACGCCGCCGTGACCGCGCAGCCGCAGTGGCGCGGGTGCTGTGGGCCTGGGCGCGGGAGGTGTTCGACGGCTGGGACACGATGATCGGCTGCGGCGCTCTGGCGTTGTTCGCCGGCCTCGCCTTGACCTTCACGGTCGGGATCGCGCTCATCGTCCTCGGCACCCTCGGCCTGGCCGGCGGCATCCTCGGCGCCCGCGGCGCCATCCTCGGCGAGCTCCTGGCCACCAAACGAGAGGGCGGTG